GGCCCCCTCAATTTAGACAACGCCTGGTAAGGGGATTAAAGACATATTTTATGCCCTGTCTTATGACCTCCTTAATTCATGTAATAAATAACTAGATATGTGATTTATCTTAGTTAAATCCAGTTGTGTCTTTCCTTTCTCCGGTCTGTAGCGTCTCCTTTCATTAGGACTCAAATTTAAAGTACCACTGCAGAATTGTTTCAATTCAGCAATCTCACCTGTTGTAATGTCAAAACTGATCATAATTTCGGGTAAAATGCTATCATCGAAATTCAAAGTGTTCTTTCCATGTGTAATCAGACTAGGGTAGATTGGATTTATTTGTCCCAAAAGATTCATTGACATTTTAGTTTTTGAACCTCTCATCAAATAATCTGCAAAATCACTATACAATGGTATATTTCCATAGACCTGTTTATACATATATCCCAAACTGTGGTAATACGTATCTTTACAATGTTTGAATTTGTTTTTTCTGAATATTGCCATGTTGTTCATAATCCTTTTGACACTTTGAAAGTACATGAAATCCCCTCCTCGATTGATTTGGAGGAATTTTCCACTACAATATTCAGCATCATGATAATCCTTACGAACATGCAATTTAGCATCAAATCCAAAATGAGCAAAAGTATTTACGTAATTTTCCATTCCTATTGGTAGTTTTAATAAATTATCATCTCCATCAACAATGAACTTGTAATCATATGTTCCATTTATGATTTCAAAGTACCTACAGGCTACAAACATCAATATGGAATTAAAAAGTCCAGTATCCATGTCACCTGACCCTCTCATTGAATAAAATGAAAATCTACACCCATTTGCTGTAAAGCCACATTTACACATTTTCGCCCAGAACAATTTTTCTACATCTCTGTAATCGTTATCGTCTAGCAAAAACTTCCATAGTTGTAACTCTACATCAACCAATAGTTGTAAGCGTTGGGATGCTTCAAACTTGCTGCAATCTCCTTCAAGAATCCAAGAACCATAAACTAAATCTTCAAACTGTTTGCCTCTCTCTATATAATTTTTACCTTTAGAGAATTGTTCTATCTTCATCATAGCATGTTCCAATGGTATTGTAAAACAACTATATAGTAGATTGAATCTCGGATCCCTATTAATAATCATTCGAGGTGGTTTTATTTCATCATATAATTCATTTTTAACAAACGCAGAACATTTGTTATGTTTATATAGACGAAAATTTGTTTGATCTATTTTGTCTATGGCTTGAAAGTAACGTTGTTTCATAGCTCCATTCCGATCGTCAAAGAAATCTTTAACCTCTTGTCTGCCTTCAAAATGTTTCTTAAACTCAGTAGCTAGATCAAAAACAATT